ACTCCCAACCATCTCTGCTACCTGCGCAATGATATTAAAAGATGTGACAAGTACATCACCAACGATTCTAGCAATAACTTTTAAAATTGGAGTTAGTGAGCGTACCACTGGCAAAACACCTTCTAAAAAAACCGTTTTTGTTGATTCAAAAACAGATTTTAAAATTGGTGTAGCAAATTCAACTGCACTTTTTACAGCATCAAAACCCTTTTTTACGCCCTCAGTGCCACCTATAAGATTCATAAGGCCATTTAAAGCATTGCCCACCACCTCTGGAAATTCAGCTGCAAATGCTTCAGTAATAGGAATCAATCCCTCTAGTATTGGACGCGCTGCCTCGAGTAATTTTAACCCTGCATCAGCTATACCGCTCTGAATATTGCCTTTAGCAATCGACATCATGCCGCTACTGGTTTGAGATAATTTTTTAGCGCCTCCACTAAAAGCCTCTGCCATTGTTTGACCTTGCACATTCTTAAGCTTTGAAATATCGCCACCTACAGCATCAAGGTCCTTTTTGCTTGCGTTAAAGCCAAATTCTTTTAATCGCTCCATCTCGCCCATTTGTGCATCTGCTAAAGCTTCCATTGCATCAATAGGCTTTTTACCTGTGAGTGCCGCCATATCCTCAGCTTGCTTAACAAGCTCAAGCCCTTTTTGGGTATCACCATTGGTAATTGATAAGGCTCTTTCCCCTGCTTGAACAACATCAGAAGTGCTAAACGGCGTTGCATTCGCTTCTTTTCTAAGTCCTGCCATGTAGCTATCACGCTTTTTCTCATCTCCACCAGTCCAGTGAAGCATTGAAGTGTTGTAGCCCTCAAGTTCAGAGCCTTCTTTAGCCATTTCAGTTATGCCAGTTTTTGCCACGCCCAATCCAGCGAACAACAAACCACCAAGCCCTTTCGCAAGGTTTTTTGCACCAAGTGCTAACATTCCCGCACCCGATTTTAATTTATCTTTCATTATACCACCAGCATGAGCAATCCTAGGCATATCTATATTTAGCTTAACACGTTCACCTCCAATCTTTTTAAGTTCTTTATTAACCTTTCTAGTCTCGTTTAATGCCTTAACTGTACCAATAATACTAACTTTTGCTTGCGTTGTCTTAGCTAATAAATCTTTAGGTATTTTTCCAAGTCTTGATAAACGCTCCCTATTACTTTCTTTGTAAAAAATGCTAATGCTATGTTTTTTATTGGTAAGTTCTTTAACTTTCTTATCTAGTGTGCGTATTTTTTGAGATGTTTCCCTATCTTTAATAGCTGTTATCTTAATTGCATACTTTTGACGACTTAACTTTTTTAAAATACCATATGTTTTTTCAGCCGTTTGTTTTACACGACCTAAAGACTTTGCCATTGATTGTGCACTATCACCAATCTTTCTGGCCTGGCTGCTATATTCGTCTTTAAGTACCATCCTAGTTTTAAGCTCTTTAACCATCTGCATCACCTGCCTTTAACTCATAGTGGGCAAGCTTAATACCTTGATAAACAGCCAATTCCAGCATTGATAAAGTTAATATTTCATCCAACTTCCAACCTCTATCGACCAAAAAATAAAGGAGCGACATGTCACTATCGCCCCTTTTTATTAGTTTTTTACCTGTTCCACCACTTTGACGAGGTTAGAAGAATAACCCGCTTTTCTGACTAGTTCATTAGAAATAGCTTGAATTTCACCACCAAGGAAGATTTCTTTGACTACATCAATACCTGTACTAACGCCATACACTTCACGCATTCTCTCATCTGAAAATCGTGGCTCAACAACGCAAGCATTAACTAAATATGCATCTGTATCTTTCCCATCCATAAAGGCATTGGCGTCATCAATATCAGATAAGGTGGGAATTCTGAATCGAAACTCACCAACGTCTTTTACTTCAATTGCAAATGTTTCTGTCTTTCTACCAGTTAAAATATCTTTTTTTTGCAATAATTCTTCAATTGTTAATACTGCCATATTCTTATCTCTCCTTAATTAATAAATTCCCTCTGGGATATTACACTCTGTAGGTACAAAACCAAATTCGAATTCTTTTTCTATCTTTTCACCTCTTGCAAAACTTGCAAGTGGCAATTTATTGAACCAAACATTGCCAAAATCGACGCGCTCTTGTTGCCCGCCGTATGCATCTGGGTCTTTATTAATGATAGATAGGATAGAACGTACATCATGACCACTTCCATAATTGCTTAGCATTTTAGCAATGTTTCTTGTATAAACATGATAAATTGTTAAGCTACCTGTGCCTTTTAAGCCAATCATCTTACTGTCCATGTCAATACCTGTTTGCACATCATCGCGCATGATTTCAACCTCAGCATTGACATTTTTGACTTCTGCAATAATCTCACCATCAACAATTAAAATACCATAAGCACCATTTAAAATTCTTTTCCCTTCAATACGTGTACTCATCACTTCACCCCTTAAATAGAAATTGTCATATCAAGGTCTTCAATGGTATCTAAAATACTAATATTTGCACGCACAAATAACCTTGAACCAGTATTATAATTCAGCAAATCAGAATCAGACATTTTAGAAACATCTGCCCCTTGTTCACTTGCATATTCACACACGGCTCTTAAATCAATTTCACAAATGTTATTAAAATCACCATTAAGAACCGAATCTTCAAGACCTTTGAAATATTTATGTGTCACCATAGTACAAAAGCCCTGCCTATTATCGCGTGTATTCTCAACTTGACCTTGGTATTCATCAACAAATGTTCTTGCAATGTCTTCTGTAATCGTGTCCATTGCTTCGACAACCTTAATTTTTGCTAAATCTTTTGAAACGCCACTAGGAATATCACAATACGTGTTAACCCCTCGACCAAATTTCCATTTTGCACCATCAAAAAACAAGATTAGCTTGCCTTGATTGATGGCTTCTTCTGGCGTCATATCTCTAGCCGTCTCATGCTCGCCTTGTGTCTGTGGCATAAGCGCACCTGTCGCATCTTTTTTAATATCAAGCATGGGATAAGAAGTGATAGACCTATTAGTCAGACCTGCTAAAATACCAGCAATGCGGGCTGTGTATTCTTGACCTGTGTACGTTATATCATTTTCTATAACTTGACGCATAGCAAAGTCAATAACACCTTTTTCGTTTGGCTTGGTATTACTTAAAATAAAGCGGCAAGTCGCATTTGCGCTTTCAGAGCCACTTTTCCTAACTTTTTTAACCCAGTTGGCAATCGTTTCAATTTCTTCGCTTGACGCTTCGGGATAAGCACCATAATTAAAGCGTGTAAATTTAAGGTCTCTGTCAAGTACATCTGACAGACTATTATTCGCAATAGCAAGTGCTATAACTTTATTCGGCGCGCCCTTTAAGGCTAATTTAAGATATTTTTTTGCATTAACTGACCACGTAAAGTCCGATGGTTCTATTCTACCTAAGTCCGTCAAATCATGATAAATAAATGATTTGCCACCTGTATCGTGCTTTAAAAGCAAAAGCACAATCCCCTTCTCACTACGCTTAATAAAGCGATCAACTTTAGTCTCAAAGCTAATTTTTACATTCTGTAAACCTAAATTCGTTGACATTACTTAACCTCTTTCATATTATTTTCGATTATTTGCATTTTTTCATAATTTCTTAGACGTGGAATATACTCATTATTGTCATGTACCATATTCAAGTCTTGTGCCTCTTTTGAGCGTTCAAGCAAGTCATCAAGCCACTCGTATTTAACAAAGATGTGTCCAACATGGTCACGATAGATCATGTTCGGATAAGAAAGAGGCGTTAACACCCTACTATTAACTTGTGTGTTTGGCAATAACAATGCAATCACTTTTTCACTCATTGCAAGCCACTCTGATGCATTTGCACCAAAATATAAAATATCTAAGTCTAAACTTTTAAATACCTTATCTGCACTAAAAAGTGAGTTATTATAGGATATCAGCTCAATTAAAAAACATGGCTCTTCTATGTGTTCAATATCATCAATATGAACACCTTTGACACTCTTAAATTCAGCTTGTAAATTCTCTGCTAATTTTTTAATAACTTCTAAAGCAGTCATTTGACACCTACTCTCTTAAATATACTATCAATTACCTTAGGTAGTGCTTTATCTGCTTCTTGTATGCTTTTCCTAAGAATGAACTTTACAAAATTTTTCATTCGCCATTTTATATCCTATTCAACAGCTAAGGCATTGCTTGCCTGATTAACTAACTCGATAAAGCTAATACTACCTTCCTTTTTACGCACGCAAAATGCCACCCCCTTTACTATAATGGGCTGTGTAATCAATTGTTTTCTTTAACCAGTCATTACCAAGTTGATTGGTGAATTATTAATTGATTCCTCTATTCGCTAACCTAATGTCTGCATCAATAACATCTGACTATCAACCCTATCTACATTGCTTTTCACCTGCATCACCTCCTCATCAATAAAAAGCACAAGAATGTCCATTCTCAAATATTGCCACTACAGTATCACCAACAAAAATTATAATTTTCCACTGTTTTTACCTCCTTAATTAAATTAGCTATAAAAATAGACCTTTTTACGTCATGTCTAGGACGATAGTATTTAGTTGTTTTAAGCCTCAAATTCTTTTTCATACTATTGGTAAAACACTTTAATGCTTTAGTTCTTAATAGTATTCAACAATGCCCTATATTTACCATCACTAGACACAATACCATTATAACTTTCTAACTCCTTACTCCATGACACAACATTACAAAAAGCACCTTGCCATTGCAAAGTGCTTTCACGAAAATATATCTTTTAATATATTCAATAAATAACCCAAAACAACCACAATACCATAATAACACCTTAGATGTGGTTTCTTTGGCTCACTGGTTATTTTTTAAATATTTTAGTACTTTTTTTCTTGCCCAGCTCCCATCGCACTCCAAGATTGTACCTATTCTAAGCCAACTCTTGCCATCTACATATCTCAATCGCAATATCAAACGCACCTCAGCATCCTCTATATTATCTAAAAACTTTTCTATCCGTATACGCTTTTTCTTACAGCGTATTTGAGCAAATTTTAGTTCTTGTTCAAAATCAACAACATTGACAACATTATCACAAATACTATCAGTAATTTTGTAAGTCCTAGCAGTCCTCTCGTTTCCATAATTCAATGCTGATAACTCATACTTCGCTCTCTCTCGCTTGAGTTCTTTTTCAAGTAACTCTTCTTCTTGTAATAAACATCTGTATTGTTTTAATTCAAAGTCAGTCATGTATCCATCTCCTCTATTTTTCCTTATTCTACAAACTCAATTTATACATAATATAACCTTTGAAAAGAAGGTGATAGATATCAGCGATTTAATAAATCTCTGATTATCTATATACTCATAAGATTTAATCTTTCACCTTATTGCCTCATTATTCTTTACCCTTTTATAGAATTAAATTCTAGTTCTATGATAAAAAATAAGATCGTTAGTAACTATACCCTATACTTTAGTGCTCAAATGCAACTCTTCACCTTTTAATTTTTACTTGGATTCTCCAAAGCATTATTCTGTCTTTTCCCATATGATCTACTCCACCACCGTCTTATCCCTGTATTAGAATCATTCTTACAGCTTTAAAAATATTTTCAATGACTTACTTTCCATACTACTCCCTCCTTTTATCCTCTTCTTGAAGGAATTATATTCTAGATTTTAATTCTAGTCAATCTTTTTCTAGTTTTTCAGCTTTTTATTGTCATCTCTAGAAATTTATTCTATAATATAAAGTATAGAGGTGGTGATTTTATAATGGTAGAAGAGAAAGAGCTTAGGCGTATTATTAGCGAAAACATACAACACTATATGAATCAAAATAATTTAACTAATGTGGAATTAAGTAAAATTCTAGGAGTTAGCGAAAGTACTGTAGGTAAGTGGTTACTAAAAAAATCCATGCCTAGAATGGGCGTAATCGAAAGATTATCAACTCTTTTTGGTGTTCCTAAATCAAAACTACTTGAAGAACATAAACCAAAACCAAAATCATCTCTAACACGTCAAGAGAAAATCTTGGTTATTAAATATAGGGCTTTAGATGAATATGGGATTCAGGCTGTAAACGATTTGCTAGAAACCGAGTACAAGAGGGTACAGGATAGTAAATTACTCTATGATGATGACGGTAATAGAATTACTAATTTTACCGATTATATTAATTATAAATACAAACAGGACACCTCGCTTTATATCGATAAAGTGTCAGCTGGATTAGGTTATTATCCTTATGAACAAGACTATCAATCTATTGGTTCTCCTGTATCAGGTGCCGACTATGCTTTTCAGGTTGACGGAAACAGTATGTTTCCGTCATACCATAATGGCGATATGGTTTATATAAGAAAGCAAACTACTCTAGAGAATGGTGAAATCGGTATTGTTTCTTATAACAACAAAGGTTATTTAAAACAATATTACCAAAATATAAATACTATCACCCTCGTATCTGTTAATGAAGATTATGAGAATATAACTATTATGCTTGAAGATGATACAAATTTTCACATTATTGGTAAAGTAGTTGGCAAAGTAGCAGTATCAGAATTTTTAAGATAAATAGAGTATACTAAACTCACAAAAAATATACTGTTAATTAATTTTCCTAAGCAATGTATTGCTTCAACAATTTTCAATTGACTACAACAAGTTTATATCATTTCACATATATTAAGTATAAAATAAAACCATATATGAATATAGAGGAGAAGATATGCATTGTGAAGAAGCTATAACAGTAGGATTTAAAAAAGTAGAATTTTTCTAAAGATTATTACAAAACGATATTTGTATTAAGCAATACAAAAAAGTACAAATAACCTTAAGATACAATCTTATTAATTCTATAATTCGTTTTTTATTCTTTTAATATAAAAACATCATATTTATTTTTATTGATATGTACCCTCTTTTACTTGACACCCCAAGTAAGAGGGTATTTTTAATGAAGTGATTTCATATGATTTATCGTTACAGCCAAACTTAGATCAAATTAAACGTATGTTAGATAAAGCATTTGAAAGCGTCTCATCGTTAGAGGAGTTGATTTTCCATTCAGATCAAGGTTGGCAATATCAGCATCAGTATTATCATCAACAACTGAAAAACAGAGGTATTATTCAGTCAATGTCTCGTAAAGATAATTATATCAATAATTGTGTTATGGACACATTCTTTGGACGTCTAAAGAATGAATGTATTATGGTTATGAAAAAAACTATGAATCATTTGAAACTTTTTCAACTGCATTGGATGAATATATACATTATTACAACCATGAACGTATTCAGAGAAAAATAAAATGGATGCCACCTGTTAAGTACAGGTTAACATCCATCTGTTCTACTTAATTTGTTAATCAATGTGTCCGGGATTCTGGGTACCTATCAAACTTTGGTAGGGGCTTTGTTGTTTTATTTGTCAGTTAATAAATGTTTACGCATTCGATTGAGTAAAGCAATAGCTTATCCTGTCCTTAGTTTTAACGCTTTCATTTCATCAACATCTTTTTAATATCACTTAGGTTATTTTAAGACTGGCTTTTTTATCTCTTGCACTCTGTACACTCGTAGTACAAATAATACCTCCAGCCATACGAGCAGTTGCTAGAGAACTTAGGAGAGTAATTATACTCCAGTCCATTACTAACTTAATCAAATGCGCCATAATCACCTCCTTTCTTCTTTTCTCAGGTAACAAAAATAGACCTTTTTACGACTTGTCTAGGTCATTATTTCATTTTCCTACTTGCGCTAAGCACTTCTTTATAGGACACTAAGGAAAAACCTTAGGATTGTGATTACCATTGACTTTTTGAAAAAACACTTTCAAGACTGGCAAAAAACTATTGCACCTCTTCAAATCGCACGAAAAAAACTATATGCCTTCTTGCTTTTTCCTCTCTTAATGGGGCTAATTTTCCTTCCGCTTATTTTAGGAATGGACAATAATACTTATATAGATACCATTTTAGCTTGGGTATATATTTTTTTCCATTTAATAGCTTACTTAATCGCTATCTTGTTGACTTCACAAAATATTAGCTTGAATATTATTGGTATCAATGCTTGTATTTTCTCATTCTTTATTATCAAGCCGATTTTCCTTATTTTAGGACAATAACCTTATATCTTTATTGTATTTTCTTAATTAAGTCATCCTGTACCATCTGCCTTGATAGTCCATTGTTACATTCTCCTTTCAAATTCACCAAAAGCAACAATCACCTCCCTTTCTAAAACCATTACGTCATACGCACATACATATGTAAATGCTTTTTTCTATTGTTTATAAAATTCACATAAAAAGAAAAATCTTAGGAGCGTGATTACTATGAACTTTTTAAAAAAATGGCTTCCCCTTATAGGATACAAGACCGCCATCAATCTTTTTCTTATTTTCGTATATGGAAGCCTGCTGATGTTGATTGCTTTTATTAATTGCCATCTTGATTGGAAAGCTCATTTCAGCCTTAATCATATTACTCATGCAGAAAATTTAGCTTGGTTATTCATCATCTCCATTGCTAGCTTGGTGTATATCGGTATTGTGTTTATTGCTAAAGCCAAAATAACTTATCTTTTTATCTTTCTAAATAGCTTTGGATTCCTATGGTTTTACTTTAAATCCACCTTTACATTAGAAAACTATTCAAAGGATATTAAGCAGATCGCACCAATACTTTATGGCTATGATATTGGTGTTCTAGGTCTCTTCATTGCTACCATTATCGCCTTAATCTGTTTTAAAAAATATGACTTTACCTTACAACAAAGATTTTTGCACTAATAGTTCGATAGATGTCTTTACATTCATTGACTTTCTTATCTTAAAGTTCACAGCACGAAACTTTATTATTTATAAAACCAATATCTTTCGGGAGGTATGCAAAAGGAAGTATCGTTGTTTTTATATAAAAGAAAGCCCCCTTCCCCCTCCAAAGAGGGGGGGGGGGTTTCCTTCTCCTAATATACTTTCTGACTAAAAGCACCAATCGCCTCGCCTATGAGCACATTATCTCCATACTCGTTGTAAAGATATTCCTTTAAGGCTCGTCTAGCATGTGAAAGATAACCTGTATATTCTCCTTCATGACCATCAAAAGTGTCTCGAAAAGTAGATTGGTCGTTGCCAATAACGCCTATATACACAACAACTTGACTATCCTCTGAATAACAATCAGCTATGATGAGGCCTCCGTTTTTTTACATTTTTCAATCTCAACATAATACTCATCAGACTCCTTTCAATTTATAATTTCCGTTTTCATCCTGTTCATAAATATTCTTGTGCTCATACATAGCTCTACAAGGGAAATTTCTAGAAGGCTTAAGTCTGCCAGATAAGGCACAAATTTTTTCCCAATCTGCAAATTCTTCATCCGTCATTACATTATTTGCCAAATGTGATAGTCTAAAAGCTTTTTCTCTTAGCTCTTCCAGTATAGTCATACTACAAAAAAATACCCTTTTTTTATAAGTTTATATTCCAACTCATTGCTAAGTAGCAATTCACCTTCATCGCCAAACGCTGTATTTTTATCTATATAAATCCATTTAGCCCCTTTTGACCCTCTAATTTCAAGAATCGTTAAATTTTCAAGCTACTCCACACTAACACGCCCATCTTTTGACACATATTTAACGGTATTATCTGGAATAAATGGCTTATCCCAATTTGGGAATAATCTATTGTATTCTGCTTTACGCTCTTTTTTCACTTCAAATTTATAGCCATTGTTACACTCTTTCCCTGTTTTTTCCCTAAAGCCTCTTGGTCTTCCATTAGGAAACGCTTTACATGTGAAAGGTAATTTATCATCTTTTGCGCCATGCTTGCAAAAGCCACATCTATCAACCCAAATCAT